CGCCCGTCTGGGAGCTTCTGAGGCTTTCCGTAGTCCATCTGTAATTCATATACAAAAATATTCTTTAACTCTAGGAGAGGACATGACGTCTTCATGTGGAGCTCAATATATTCTCCGAGATTGTACATGTCTTGCAGACCCTCTCAATTTTTATTCGAATGTGTGTGGATACATAAGTAAGCAGAATGGTCTCGTGTACCCGTGTGATGCTGGGTGTTGTCTTGGAAAGTGCGAAAACAAGGACCCAGTCACGCGCGTCGAAGTTCGACCATCGGCCGGTATTGATTTACCTCCTGGGTACGGTTCAAACATTCCACAAAGCGAAGTGGCATCTGACATCCCAGGGGCGACTCCCATAGACGCACCGACAACTCTTTTACCAGGTGGAATTCAAAGTACGTCGTCCGCACCCACTGCCCCATCACTCAAGGTGTGGCAAATTGCGCTTATAGCTCTTGTACCTCTCCTTCTCGTGATCTTTGCAGCGTGTTTCCTGACTTAAAGAGTCCCGTCTTTCCTATAGTACATATGGCTACCGTCACGCTTGAGACTCTGAACGCGGCCCTCGAGGCTATCGCCAAGGAGCAGCGCGCTCTGCGCAAGGACATTCGCAAGATTCGTCAGCACTTTGAGGACCCTGACGGTGAGAAGGCGGCGGCCCGTGCCCAGAACAATGGCTTCAACAAGCCTCTGGGTGTGACTGATAAGCTGCGGGCCTTCCTGGGGCTTGCGGCCGACGAGAAGATCTCTCGGTCCCAGGTGACTCGCAAGGTGAATGAGTATGTAGAGGCCAAGGGTCTGAAGGCGGGCCAGAACATTAGCCTGGACGAGAGCCTGAAGGACCTGCTCCAGGTTCCCGAGGGTGTCCAGGTGACTTTCCTGAACATTCAGAAGTACATCAACCCGCACTACATCAAGGAGGTCAAGCCCGAGACGGAGAAGAAGCCCCGTGCCACCAAGACTCCCGCCACAGATGGTGCCTCAGAGGCCCCAAAGGAGAAGAAGATGCGACCCAAGGTTGCAAAGCCCGCAACCGCCACTGCCTAAATGACTTAAAACAAAACCACGTGTGTAATATAACATAGCAAGTATGGAGACCCCCGAGTTTGAAACTCAAGTTGTCAAACTTCCCCCTCCAGAACTTTCACGTGATCACGTGAATGCTCTGGCCGGGACCAAAATTAAGGATCTAAATTTGTATCGTCGTGCATTTACGCACAAGTCAGCCCTGAAACGCTATTCAGGTCTGACTGGTTCCTATGAGACTCTTGAATTCATGGGTGATTCCGTGCTTGGATTTATCATTACAAAACACCTTTTTGACCTTCACGAAAAGGAGCAGGAGGGGTTCCTGACGAAAGCCCGAACCAAGATGGTCCGGGGTAAAACGCTCTGTGAAATTTCCAAGGCACTTGGTCTGGACAAGTTGATTTTGATGGATGAAAAGGGTGAGCGGAACGGGTGGAACACCAATGAGCACATTATGGAGGATGTGTTTGAGGCCTTTGTGGGTGCCATCTACCTTGACCTCGGTATGGTCCATGCCAAGCGTTTCGTGCTCGAGTCATTCACAAAGGTTCAGACGTCTCTTGTGGACGACAACTGGAAGGACCAGCTCATGCGGTGGTGTCAGGCACTCAAGTACGCCTTGCCGGAGTACCGTATGGATGGTCAAACCAACGGGCAATTCTTCATCACAGTTGTTGTGGACGGAATGGACTGTGGGTCAGGGTTTGCAACGACAAAGAAACAGGCCGAGCAAAACGCCGCGGAGATTGTACTTAAGACGGATCCACGTTTCAAAAACAAGAAGATACCCGTCAATGGAAAGTCCAACAGTTCAGAGAGCCCGTGAACTCATCGCGCAAGAATATGCCGAACAAAGGTCTCAGGAATGGTTAGACCTCCGTGAGAATATGATTACGGCCAGCGACGCTGCAAGCGCGATCGGTGAAAGTCGTTATGAGTCGGAAGATGCATTTGTGAAAAAGAAAGTCCTGAGGACCAAGTGGGCCGGGAACGCCGCCACGGAACACGGGACACGGCTCGAGCCCATTGTTCGGGACTTGTATGATCAAAAATTCAACAGAAAGTCCCACGAGATTGGTTTGGTTCAGCACAGGGACTACCCTTGGCTCGGCGCATCTCCTGACGGGGTCACAGAGGATGGAATTTTGGTAGAAATTAAGTGTCCTCTGAGTCGCAAGATTGAACCGAACGTTCCCAAACACTATTGGCCACAGGTTCAGCTCCAGCTTGAGATTACAGACTTGGAGGAGTGCGACTTTGTTCAATACCGACCGGCGAAGGATGAGAGTTCTGAAGCAGAGTTTGTGGTCGTCCGCGTCTACCGTGACCGCGAGTGGTTTGCCAAGGCGCTCCCCGTACTCGAGAGGGTATGGCAACGCGTCTTGAAGGGGCGAGCCCACGGACTGTGTGAGATTCTGGACGAGCCACCTCGGGACCTCCAGTTTAAGAAACAAATTGCTTGTGAGGTACTATAGAAGGGGATGAAACCGGAGGTTTCATCCTTTGCTCCCGATCCGGACCTGGACTCGTACACTCAGATATTCGGGAAGAAACCAGAGTGTAAACACAAAAACAGGTTTCTCAAGTGTCGTGAGTGTGAAGGGTCCTTTTGTTGTCGGTGCATTCAACTCGAGGTGCACTGTTGCCCCAAGTTGGATGAACGGTCCAAAATTGAAAAGGAGAATTTAGCAAAGAAATTGGTCAAGGTTGTCGCGCCCAAGGTGCTTAGTTTTTGAGATGACTCAAAATGTAAAACACTATAACCAAAACAATAAACATGAATACAGGACTCTTTACGATCTTGAATTTGCGAGGGCCACTCTTCTGGTCTCCGCCATTCATCCAGCACCATGGAAGCATAGGACGATACCACGTGACCGTGCCGTCCGAGTACTCGAATTTGCGCGTCGGGAACGCCCCGTGAGGCGCGTAGTTGGGACTGGTCGTCTTGAGATACACGTTCCCTGAGAGGTCCCGTGGCTTGAGGTTCGAGTCGAGGTCATCCCCGTAATCGACTGGCTTTTCATCAATGGCTCGCGTGTACGAGCCATCGATAAAGAGATCCTTGCGAAACCCATCCTTATTAATGCCAAAGTCCCCCGTCCATGTGGTCGGGTTGAACTTGTCAATCTGCAGACGGTCATCTATCATCAAGGCGGATGCCATGTTCTAGAATACGCTTACATTATTTTTGTTGACTGAGTAGACTTTGGTCTTGACTTTTTCTTGGTGGAGTTCCCACATTTCGTCGAGATCGACATTGAGCATCGCAGCCAACTGGAAAAGGTAACTGAACACATCACCCATCTCCATCATAATGTCTGTTCCCCTGTCCTTCTTGAGGCCTGTCTTTTTGTAAATTTGTTTCTTCTGCCTGATACTTGAGGCGAGTTCGCCCATCTCCTCATTCAAAAGCATCCATACGATACTGATGGGCGCCTTGTCCCATCCTTTCCTTTGACACATGAGTGCAGTTTCGTCTCGAAACTTATTCATTGAAAACAAAACGCCGTGTTTTTTTATCTGATGAGCTGAGCCAAAGGCTTCCTGAAGTACACAACCACGAAACACGCGGCAACGAGCAAGACAAACTCGGCCCCGAGCTTCCAGTTTTCAACGACATTCTCGTTGTCTGTAATCTTCTCGGCCCAAGGTTCAATAATGGCGTTACTTGTGAGACGCACGAGACGCTCAATGGCAAAGAAAATCAAGAAACCTAGCAGAAGGTCATCAAGCGCCCTCATCTCTACATATTGTTTAGAAAATTCCAAACTTGAAATTGCTGGGAATCTTGTTGCCGTACGTACTGGTCGTAACTGGAATCTCGAGAGGCACGGGATTTTCAGAAATGTCACGCAGGTACACGAGCTGCTGAAGCATACCGGTCGAGATGGTCTGGGTCGCACGCTTGACAACTTCTTTGTTCATACGAGCCACCTGGTTCTTGACGTCCGTGTATGGGTTGGCTGCGAGATCGGTATACACGACGCGCATCAGGGACTGGAGATCCCCATCATCCTGACGATCGAGCTCATAGCCCGTCTGGGACTTGATGGCGTCCGTAATTGAGGTATGAATGCCCTCGCGGTTAAACTCGGAAAAGAAGGCATTTCCGAGGGGCGTGAAGACGGACAGACGAATCGGCTTGAGGTCATACGTCTCGAGCGTACTCATTATTCTTACTCAAGTTAAAAAAATAGGCTGCTAAAAATACAATGAAGGTCATCAAGCGGAATGGAGACTCGGTCGAGATGCTCTTTGACAAGGTGACGGCGCGCATAAGCAAGTTGAATGCGCCCCCGGAGTTTGAGGTCCTGAGTGTTCAGCCAGACAAGGTGGCCCAGAAGGTTTTCACGAGTATGTATGACGGCATCTCGACCAGTGAAATTGACACTTTGAGTGCCGAGGTGGCTATCGGTATGATTACCGAGCACCCCGATTACGAAACTCTTGCGATGCGTATCACCGTCTCGAACCTCCAGAAGACGTGCCCCAAGACCTTCAGTGACTGCGCCTTGGCCCTTCACGCCAAGGG